TAACTGGTGTGTCATAATCACCTTGTTGATATAAATTTATTGTTGTGATATATGGTTGAAAATCACTACTTGTAAATGTGGCTGCTAAAGTGGATGTGGACAATTTTAAAGATTCTGAAGATGTTGATAAAACATTTCTAATTGAATAATTTGTAGTCAAATTATATGACTCAGGTGTTAAAGTAACATTATACTCATTAGTTGTAATTGTATTAAATGAATCAAATTGAAGTTTATAGTTTGTTCCTAAATCTGAATAATTTACACTACTACTCCAAGAACCTGTTTCTGTAATTACTGCTAAACCTTTGTCATAAAATATATTACCAACATAATTTTCTGATGATGATGCATTGGTAGAACTTTGAGAATGGTGAGCATTAGTTGAATATAAGTTACCAAACCCATCATCTATAATAATTGGATTATTACCACCACCATCAGTAACATCTACTTCTGTAAGTTTAAAACTTTTTTCTTTTATTTTTTCACCATAGTATTCCGATGGTATAACAACAAGTGAACTACTTGGATATCCATGATATTTTGTTAAGTGTAATTCTCCCTTTGTTGGTTGAGTTGATAAATTATTATAATTAAATTTATTCTCTCCAGCATACAGTGGAGAACCACTTGTGTAAAATAAAACATTAAGTGAGTTCCAATGTGAGGTGTTTATTGAGCCAGAAACTATTTTTACTGACTGAATACCAGCAGAAGCAGTAGTAAGGTTTTGAGTATAATTTACAACACTACTTTCAATTACAATCGATGATTTATCAATCTCTCCGAATACATACATAACAACCCATCATTAATAAGTTAATTTAACTTTTATTGTAGCTTCTGAACTAAAGTTTTTCTTTAATGGTGTTGAAAGATTACCAACTGCAACCATATCACCAGCATCATTGTATAATTGAACTGATGAAATAAATGTATTTGGATTACCCTTCATTGTAGATTGTCTTAATTCATTTAAAGAACCCGATACAAATGTTGGATTATTTGAAAAATTCATTTGTCCACTTCTAACTCTACAAAAATATTGAGCACTTACTTGGTCCTCTTCATCTCTAAATGTTAGTCCTGGAAGTATACCTCCAGCTGAGCTTGTTACTAAACTATTTATAAATCTTAGAGCTGGTTTTGAATCCAAGTTTGTTGTTTTTAAATAGTCAAATCCCCCTTGAGAACCTGAATTAAATATTGTTGCTGTCGCAGGCATATTAGCTTGACCAGGTATTGACGCGGATAATTCAGCTGCACTAAATACTAATATTCCCATATCAGGATAAAAATGACCATAGTGTTTTGAGGATGTGAATACTCCAGCCGCAGCTGTACCACTAACAATATTGTATCTATCACCAACAGGTGTCGCAGTTGGTTCAGTTGTACTACTATCATCTATTAAACTTAATCCTGCTGGTGTTAATGTTCCACTAGTTCCTCCAAGTCTAATTTCCCAAGTTCCTTTATTCAATCTATCTTTCATATTAGAACGTCTAGCAGAAAGAACAAATATTTCAGTATCTTTTCCAGTTAATACTCCAGCATCATTACCTTTAGCAGGATCAGAACCACCTATAGCTATTTTAAATCCACCAGTTACTTCTGTAGGAGCCAGAAGTAAATTAGCGTATTGTTTATAAATAACCTCTGTTTCTGATTTAGTATTTGCTTCAACATTAGCACCAAACCCATTTGTACTTCCAAATGTAACATTAAACTCTTCAGTAGTTGCAGATCCAGTTTTTGATATTCCAAAAAAATATTTTTCATTTGTATCACTAAGTGATGTTGATATAATTCCACCTTGTGTAAGTATTGTTGTACCATCAGAAAAATAAGGACTTGTTACTTTTTCAGTCTGAGTAACTTTATCCATACCCTCCGTTGAATCTAATACTATGTTTCCTCCTGCTATAGCCATTTATAAATCTCCTAATTTATGATTATCCAGCACCACCAGTTGATAATACAGCTCTCTGGTTCTTAGTAATGTTATTTGTTACGGTAAATGAATTGTAAGCTCCAGTTTCAACGTGAACTACATACACATTTGTAGATTTACCAACAATATCTTGCTGAATTGGTGTTATTTGAAAACTAGTTCCATTAAATCCATATTGTTGAGCGAATGGAATATCTTGTTCTTGTAAAAATTGTCTACTTGTTCCACTTAATCCATTCATTAAACTAGCATTAGTTGATATAATTGATGGATCTTGTATAACAAAATAATATGGAAATCCATTATCACCAATAGTTTGATTTGATGAATATCCAACTAATTCAACATTTATAGTTCCACTATTTTCATCACCTTCATTAAATGTTAAAACCGTACCACCAGCCGTATCTAAATTACCCAATACTAAAGCAGGAACTGCTATTGTATTCTGATTTAAACTAACTAGTCTATTTCTTAAATTATATTCAGCGTGAACACTGGCTTCTAACATAGGTAAATTTTCTATTGCTTCACCATAGAAAGCTGAACCACTTGGATGGTCTGGATTCCAAAGTGTATAATCCACTCCCGTGTCAGAAAGTGTAAAAGAAGTTATATTCAAACTTCCACCATCTTTTAAAATTTCTCTTCCTTTTTTTGTTAAAACAGCATCAACTGTAATTGATGTATTGTCTAAATATCCCATTGTTTTCTCCTATGTAGAAATACTTTAATTCATATATAAATATTAATAAAATGAAAAAATATAGTATTTTTTAATTAAGATTAATCATCATACATTATTCTACTATTATCATCCAAGTCAGCAGAGCTATCACCTTTAATAATAATTTGATTTTCACCACCAGTTACAGTAACTGAATAAAATGATGCGCTTGAATAATCTTCATATTGTACGTTTAAAAATCCTGGATTTGTGTTTTGTGCTCCATTAAACATTTGCTCTTTAAATGGTTGACTAAATTTAGTAACATGATTTGTTGGTAAAATAATTTCTCCATGTGCAGTTGAACCCGTTGTAAAATATCTTGTTTTACCTATCATTCTTCCAACTTGCTCTCCAGTGCTATCAGTTATAAATGATTCATATTTTACATCAGAATGAAAATCATTATTAATTAATAACCTATTATAAAATCTATTTGGATTCATAAAATCTGAACTATTACCAAATGAAGCTGAATAATATTCCGTATCTCCAATCATATGAAATACAAATCGTGTATCTATATGATAAGTATTAAATGTACCATCTGAACCAGTGTTAAAATAATTTATAAAATATATATTATCTGTACCAACTCCCCAATTTTTATGAACACTTTCATATGATTCATTCGCTATTGAAGCATAATCTATTGAACCTGTTTTTGTATCATCAGTACCAATAGAACCAGTTACAGCTGGTAAATAACTCAAACCGCCTGAAATTTGATTAGGAATTTCTATTGATGCGGAATATCCGCCTGGCTGTAAAAATGGTGGGTGAATATATCCAGTGCTTGCCTGATATGTATTACCTAAACTAATAGAAGAAGTTATCATAATTGTATCTTCTAGCGAACTACTTATTGAAACTGGCTTTAATACTTCACCCTCTTTTACAGAATCATAAATTGTTAGTAATTCTGTATTAGCAAATTTATCTGATAATTTAACATTTACATTATAAATACCTTCAGCTGTATTTGGATTAGCTTCTACTGATTGTTTTTCATTTTGATATTTTTGTTTTTCTAATAATGTTGGTTTTATTTCAACACCAAAGTTTGAATTTTCATCACCAAATGTAGAACGAGCTGGAACTATTGATTTAACGCCCTCAGCGATTGAATCATTAAACATACTTTCTTGAGCTCTGATAAAAGTATTTATATTTGTAGAAAATTCATAACAATCAAAAAACTCTTTTCTAAAAGTATTGAACTCATCATATGATTGAGAATAGTATTCTTTTGGATTACCATATAGTTTTTCTAAATTAAATCCACTTACTTTGTCTAAAATAAAATTATCAATAAATGTTTGTGGTGAACGATATAGTTCTAATTTAGGTGATGTTTTAATTTGTTCTTTTTTTCCAACCGAAGATTGTAGTGAGTCAACTGCTGATTGATTTGGATTTAAATTACCAACCAATGTTTGAGTTGGATTTATAAAAATATTATTGTCACTATTCTGACTAAAATTATCTTGTAAAGCTAATGTTGTCACATTAATAAAATCAAAACCATAAATTGAAGAAGTTACAAATAGTTGTCCAGAAGCTGTAAATGAATAATCTGAATAAATTAAATTTGGTGAAGCATCAATAATTGATAAGTTTTGCGTAGAACTTGAAACTGATGAACTATTATAGTTTTCATTTAATTTAAAATGATAAATTAATTCTTTACAATGTGATGAAATTGAATTTCCAGCAGTTGAGAACTTATTTAATGTTCTTTGTCTAAATTTAGAAACACTTAAAGCTGTTGACCAACCTTTTATTTCTGCTAGTGAACCACTAAATGTTTCACCAATAAATAGATTAGCTGATGCTGAATGATTTCTAGAACCACTTGACTGCCAATTTTGATTAGCAAAAAATCCCTTACCTTCAATTGTCGAGTCACCCGTTAAACCACCACTAATTGACATAGATACAAAACTATACGTTTCAATAGCACTTTCTTGTTGTAAAGCGGAGTGTAGACGATATTCAATTGTTCCTGGACCATCTGTGCTTCCAGTCATTCTTTGAATCATTACATTCCATAACTGACCATCAGTCATTTCATTGTATGCTAATGACATTGAAAAACCTCTACTAGCAATAGCAGTTCCACCTCTTTGTGAATTATTTAATCTAAATTCAAAGGATGAACTTAAACCATCTGAACTAGGTATTAATCTTAAATCCCAAAGAGACTGTGCACCACTACCACTTGATTTTACTATTGTTTGTGTATTTGTTGTTTGTGCATGTTTATATACAAATTCAAATGTATTGATATTCGCATCATCCATCCACCAATCTAAATTTAAAATCCTATTAGATTTTGCATTAAAAATATACCTATAAAGTTTTTTAGTTTGATTGGTAAATCCAAAACTTCCAGTTTGCGTATTTAAATTTAAATCAAAATTGTTGGATGGTGGATTAATGGCAGGTACTTCATCCGAAAACACAATCGCATCATCTGCTTGTGGTGTTGAACCAAACTCTTCAAATTTTAACACATCAGGTGGATAACCATAAACATTTAGTAATCCTCTTACTGAATTTTTTGTACCTTTTGATTTATAAATGTAAATTAAATTATTAAGTGTTTTTCTCCAAGTGGCATTTTTTATATCATCAATTGAAGTTATACCACTTAAATAAGCACCTAATGAATCTGTTAAACTACCACTAAATGGATTAACAGCCTGATACCCCATATTATTTAATAACATTGGTAAAGTATTGTCTGGTGGTGAATTGGTTTTTTTATATCCTCTTTTATGTAATGTACCTAACGAATCAATATGATTTCTAATTAAATCATATTGTTCACCTTGTAGATTTAAAAAATCTTTCATATCTTTATATTCGGAACTTTCTTGTATATAAAGAGGTAAATTATTTTCAAATGAATGTATATTGTTAGTGTCAAATGTTTCAGCTGTCGTTAATGCATTATTGTACCAATTTGTAAACTCAGTAGACGTTGTTTTAAAAATAGTATCAAATGGTAAAACATCAGTTGGATTTTTTAATGTTAACTTTACATCTGTGATTTTTGTTTCTGTTTTTCCATCAGGATGTAAAAACAATTGATTTATTTCAGAAGGTGTTAACGCTCTTGTATAAAATCTTGTTTCATCAAATGTATCATCATCAAAACCTTGTGACCCACCAGCACCACTCCCAACAACTAATCTATAAATTTGATTACTACCAGTTATAAGTCCTCTTGCATTTCCTTGTTTTTGTAACACACCATCAAAAAATACTGAACCCGTACCAGTCAAATTATCATAAGTCATAGCTATGTGATGGAAGTTACCATCTCTTGGAGTAAGAGTACCTGTTTTCAATCCATCTTCTGAAGTATCATCATCTAATATATCCACTCCTTCTCGTGTCACCTCACCTGCTATAGTGTTTCCTAATCTTTGAAGACTCCAACCATTAACATCAGTTGAACCTGATTTAATATCCATAGCCAGTATGGTTGTATTATTTTTAGTAGAAGTTGATTTATAATAAGTCGCCATAGTGAAACCAGTAACAGCATCACCTGCAACTGCAGACATTGATATTGGAGCGGTTTCAATTGGAGCATCTGATTGGTTTGTTGTTAAGAATATACTTCCACTTTGAGCATTACCTTCACTACCAGTTGTTGTAAATGCAAAAGCATCACCACCTTGAACACCAGTTGTTATTGAAGCTGATGTAAATCCATCTGGTGAAGCACCCTTACCTGCAAATTCTAAAGTATTGTTGTTTCCACTTCTATCAAATACTTCAAAGTTATTATCATCAATCGTTACACCTTGATAGTCATAATAAGCAAGTAGACTTGATGATAAATTGTTTTTTGTAAATATTCTAAACAATTCTCCAGCTGGCATTACTGATCCAGAAAATGGAACACCACTATGACTTACTACTGTAGTTGGATATTTATTAGTTGAATCTTTAATTTGATAAGAACCTGTTTTATTACTACCACTTAAAATAGTAATTTTAGTTGAGTTTGCATCAAAATCAGTTATATCCAAATCAGCCATATCATGAACTGAACCTGTATCTCTAGTATTTGGTATGAAGTAAGATTGAGAAGCTTCAAAAATATATCTTTGATATTCACTACCTGTTATGTTAGGATTCGATATAGTATTTTGGTGTAAAGTATCTATAGGATAAGGTGGACTATGTTGTTTTTGTCTATTTCCCCAAGTTAATGAACTACCACTATCACCCTGTAATAAAAATGATAAATAAATTGAACTACTGTAATTAAAAAATGGTTTGTTTTCTACTTTATATTTGTCTGTAAATAAATCTATGAATTGATTATGAGTGCCTGATATTTTTTCAGATGAATGTTTGTACACAACATTAAATCCATTATGTTGGTTTAATTCAATTCCCTCTACAGAAGAACCAACATGGCCTTGTAGTGTAACTGGTAATGTGTCCGCATAATTTTTTAAACTTGGAGCTGAAGCTGTTGAATCAGTTTGAGCATCAAAATATAAAAATCTTTCATATGGTGTAAAGTTTTTAAACTCTTCATTTATTTTTTTAAATAAATCATCTCTTTTTTGTATCACAAAAGTTGAATCACCTTGAATTGAACTTGAAACATTTAGTGAACTTGATATTTCAGAATAATAACTTTGTATAGTTTCTACTTTTGTTTTAAAGTTTTCTAATTTCTTTTTAGCAGAACCAAAAAATGTATGATTTGAATATTCATTAAAATCTGTATTTAAATTAGGATAACCATAATCACTCGCTGAAACTAAAGAGTCAACTTCAATATCACCTATGGAAGCTGATATGGCTAATTCATCTAAACTTTGAAAAGTAGGAATTTCCCCATCATTATTAATCCATCTTTCTTGATTGTCTGGTTGTAAACCATCTCCGAAAAATACATCAGGCACATCAGAAAAATAAAATATGTTTTGAACTTGTGTTGTTAAAACTTCTTTCTCAATTGTAACCATTGATAAATTTCCAACACTAGTTGGTAATGGTTCATATAATTTTAATATTATGGATTGATTATCACGACCATCAGTTATTTTATCAAACTGATAATTCATTATTGGAATATGGTCACCAGTTCCAGTATTCAATACATGTTTGAATTGATACTTATCCAATCCTTGATTAAATTCGGTTGTTAATTGACTTATTATTGATGAGTCGTTAAAAATTTTAGTATTAATTAATTTTAATCTAATTTCTTTTCTTGAAGTAGAAATTTGTTTTATAATAAATTGATAATGTTGACCTGCTGCTGATAAATCTTCAGTTGCATAAAAATTTTCAATGGGTCTTATTTCAATTTCTTCATCTGAATAAGATTCTAAAATTTCTAAATCAGGAAAATATGCTTCAGGAGGACTTGCAAGTTCTTCATCTGTATCAGAAGCTTTTGGAATTTCATCTACAGTGCCATTTTCTATAATGGATTCGAGATGTTCACTAATGTCAATTCTTCCTGCAGCTACCCAATCCGTTACATCAATCGAAGTTATATCACCATCAGCGTTAATATCAAATTCTTCAAAGTATTGTGGAAATGGTAAAGTTTCTAAATATTGTGCTTTTGACATAGCAGTGGGTATAACCACACCACCACCTAACACATTACCTACAATATAATCAGCTATATCTAATCTATTTACTTCAGTCCACCGTACGGCATCTTGTACGTCAATAGTGTTTTGACTATTACCTGATTGTTCTATATCAAATTCTTGTAAGTATTCAGGAAAAGGTAAGTCTTCTATTTTAATTGGTGTTACTTGATTTAAAAAATCTATTTGTATTTTATAATCACCTTCAGGTAATTCAAATTTATTAAATATTTCATTTGGTTTTATATAAATTTCATTTGAATCTGTTTTATAAATTTTAAAATCATTTATATCAGCAAAAGAGCCACCAATTGTTTTTATTTTAAGTTCATCTAAACCCACTCCAAATGGTGATACATTGATGTTAAAAGGTGTGGGACTTAAAGAAGAATAAAATATAGCCTGACTATTATCTTGAAGTGTTACAATGTTATCAATCGCTTCAGATGGATAAATAGTTAAACGAATATAATCCGAATTAGATTCACCAAATACAGCATCTTGTTGACTAACAATTAAGTCTTTATCATTTTGATTAAATTCAAATTCAAAATCAGGCATTACAATGCTCCTTTTTTATTGCCTGTTTTTTTAGGAACTTTTATAAATGAATCTCTTCTCATTGGTTCACCTTTTCTGGCTTTTTTAACTTTATAATCACCTATTAATAATCCTTTGTTTGAGTTTCCACTTGTATCTGAAATAGATTTACCAGTCAAGTTACCAGTATTTAATTCTAATTTACAACTTTGTTTCAAGTCTTTGTCCTGATTATCACTTATAAATATCTGTCCGACTGAACTTTCCTCTGAAAAAGTTGTTTCAGGTGTTAAACCATTCCAATATGTGTTATCATTATAATTATTAAAATTAGAATATCGTGGTAAATTTAACCAAGAACCATCACCCAATAAATCCCCTATATATTCTGCTATATCAGGCCTATCAACATTTATCCAATAAACAACATCTAATGAATCAATTATACCATCTTGAACTGCGTCAAACTCTTCAAAATAAAATGGAAATTTATCTAAATTTTCAATATAATATTCTGAAGAATTAAATGGTTGAATATTAGTTATTTTCAAAAGTTGATTCATATCATATGGTTTATCAAAATATCTACATTGTTCTAAATCAAAGGAAAGTATTGATTTTCCCATTTCATCATTATCTAAATCATTAACTAAAAGTTTTTCATCAATTATATCCAACTCTCCTATTTTACCACCAGATAAAGTATTATTTACACTTATTTTATATTTTGAGTTATTATCCACACCCCCTATTATTGCAGTTGTGTATGGCCAAGGTAAAGTGGTATAATTACTACCACCAACATCAGAAAAATCAGGATATTGATTTGGTGGTATATCTAAATAAAATCTTGATGTAATAAGTTTCCATCTACCAACTTCAAATGAAGGTGAAGCTATAGCTCCATTTCCTTTAAATACACTAAACATTATTATTTTTACATTTTTAATTCCAGGAGTGGTATAAACATTAGATAATGTTTTATTAGTACCAACTTTAGTTATAAAATATAAATTCTGACTTTGCTTTTCTAAATATCTAAATCTATCAATTGGCCTGCTTTCAAAATAATCATTAACAGTTTTAAACTTATTATCTTTATCATTCCAATCAATTACAAAATAATAATATTCTGTTTCCCCACTTGTACCATATTGTGGTAATTCATTTCCTTCAACATCAACAATATCGAATTTAAAAGTAACATTTAATGGAGAAGAAGCTTTCATAATTGAATTAAAATCTTTATAATATGATTGTAAATCGACAAAATTATTTCCAAAATTAATATCACCATCATCGTTGTTTACTGAGTAACCAAATGTCGTTAATGGAAAAAAATCAAGATGTCTATCAGCAGCTATATTTGAACCTTGATTATTAGCTGCTTGTAAATTATCAAGTTGATTTGCTGGATTTAATATTCTCAACCAATCAAAAGTCTCAAGTGTATTTTCATTTATTGGAGTTTTGGATTGAACTAATGGGATTACATCTTGATAATTAGCTGCTTCAGAAAATTGATTTTGTACTCCAGCTGCCGTGTTTATTGAAACTTTAAGTGATGATACATACCAAGCAGCTTTTTCAGCTCCCCCACCTCCACCACCTCCGGTTTTAGTTTTTGTTGTTGAAGTGAAATCAAATACTGTACTTTTACCTTGATAAGAATTACCAACTTTGTCAAATAATTCATCGTTATTAATTCTAAATATTGAATACTTTCTTTTTCTTTTATCTGTGTTTACTGGCCAACCAACTTTTTTATCACCCCTCATCCAAACTATAATGTATATAGGATTTGAAGCATTTTGATTAAAAATACTTGTTTGTAAATCTGGATCTGGTGAAGATGAAAGTTGAAATGCTTCTTCATAATCAAATTCTTTATCACCCTCAAAAAATTCTACAAGTGGCGCATCAGATTCTACACCAAAATTAGATATAATTGGAATACCTTCAATGTCACTCATATTACCTAAATCTTTACCCTCTGATTTATTTCCAAATGTTTCATCATATATTTCAATTGAATTATTTAATTTATCATCTATAGAATTGTATGAATCAGTTGTTGGGTCTGAACCATATGCTTCTTGAGAAAATATAAAAACCCTTACACGATTATTCTTAGTTGTTCCACCAACACCAGTGTTTTTAATCTCTAAGTTATCTATTTTAATAAAAGTATCACCTTGAAATTTAAGATTTGCTTCAATTATTTTTTCATTAGTTGTATCACCAACAGATTTAGTAAACAAATCTTTGTTTTGAAATTTATCCCAATTTTCTGGTAAACTATTAGAATTTTCATAAGCATAAGCATTACTTAAAAATTCCTCCATTTCATTATAATTTGACAAATCATCACTAAACACGATTTTCATTTTTTCTATATATTCTTCATTATTATTTGATGATGGAATGTACAACCATTCATCATCAGAAGTGTCCCAACGAACAATATCTGTACCTGCACTTTTTGTTCTTGTTTCAATGGATATTAGTTGTGTGCCAATGCTAGATTTTCCAAAAAGTTCTGCGTATTCTACCATAAGTTGATTTATTTCAGGATTATAGGCTCCAATTGGGCGTCCTTCCATCGCTTCTTCAAGAGCTCCTCCTTCACCAGAATTCATATGTGAAGATCTAAAACGAGGTTTGTTTATCGTTGTTATGAAAGTATTTGTAGGTGCGGTTTCATATTTTCTGATAGAGATAAAATCAACAACTATATTATTATTATATTGAGGATTATATATTCTAAGTTCAGATTGATTTAAAGGTATGAAATCTATTGTAAATAACCCTACTCCGCCAGGCGGTACAACTTGTGGATAATAATTAAGCGCTGGGTCACCAGCACCACTTTGATTTATATTGATTCTACCACTTACAGTTCTATTAGGATTTTTTGTTTCATCAAATAAAGTTCCATCATTGGATACAACATTTAAACTTATTTGATACACAGCACCTAATTCTAAATTTTGATTAAGTCGTAGTTGTGCATAAGCATCTGGATTATCTTGAACAGCTGGTGACCATATGACAAGTCCATCTTGGAGAACAAGTTGGGGTGGGTCATCTACACTAGCTAATTGCCAATTTTCTGTCGTGATAGAACCTCCAGGATTTAACTCAGGTCCTAAATCTTTTGGAAAATTGTATTGTCCTAAATCTCCAAATTTAGGTTTATTAGGTATTATTATTTTTTGAGCATTCATTTTTAAAATGCTCCATTATTTGTAGATGTTTTTATTACACTTGTTATTTTTGATTTTCTAACTCTTAGTGTTTCATTTTCAAACTTTGGACTAAAATCTTTAATTGCAAAACCTTTATTTTCATTACCACTTTTGTCTTGTAACACATCAGTTTCTACTTTATCATTTATTATATGTATTATCAAGTTTTCATTTGATTCATTTTCATCTGTTATAGGACCTTCTAATGGAAATGGTATTTTTAAAACGCCATCTATTGAAGGATAACCACTTATAACATTGTTATCCTCATCCATTTCAATATTTACAAATCTACCATTAGCACCATACTTTGGTAATACAGGATAATAATAATCACCCAACCAATCTTGCTCAGAATGAACGTCTATTGATGGATTTGATTGTAAATCAATACCTTGTCTATCTAATATAGAATCATTTTCTGAAATAATATTTTTCCAATATCTCGGATTATCAGGTATATTACTTTGTTCATCTTCAAATCCCAAAAGTTGATGTATAGATAAAGAACCAGTGTTATAAAATTTTATGTTTGCTAAATCACAATCACCAATTGATTTTCCTAATTCTTGTTTATTTACTGATATACCATCGTTAATAAGTTCACCATTTGGAGATAAAAATCTATTTTCTAAATAACTTGGTAATATTTCAAATTTGTCTTGTTCTTCAGAATCCATTTTTAATAATGCTAATTCGGTTTTTAACTTATCACTATTGTTTTTAAAAGTTATATTAATTTTTTCATTACCAATAAAACCTAATTGTCTTTTTATTTTTTTATAATAACTACTTTGTTTAGAAATACCACCAATTATAGGTGTGGTGTTTTTATATGGAATAAATGAGTATCCATCACTACCAAAGTATTGAAATTCCTCATCTAACCCTTCATTGATGTTTATTCTTAATTTAAATTTTTTATTGTGTGCGACACCTAAAATATTATTGTTTTCATCAACTTTTACTCTTAACATCGTTCCTGTAACTTCAAACACACCATTAGTTTCATATGTGTGATAGATAGCTTTCTGTTCATCAATTTGTTCAGGAGTTGAAAATTCATTTGGAGTACCATCACCCCAATCCACATCATAAATGTAAAACAAACCACTTCTGAAATCACTGTATATTGGTGTTCTTTCCACATCAAGTATTTCATTGGTTGGGTATTGAGGATAAAAATAAAATTGTGCTTCTAACGGAGCAGTTGAATCCTTATATTCGTTGTTTTGCAATTCTTTATCATAATAGTTTGTTAAATCACCTGAACCATAAACACCATTGGATATTTTTTTTCTAACATCCACATCAGGATAAAATTCATAAGACTCATAACATTCAATGTCATCAATCAATACCCTACCATTAAAATTATTTCCAGATTGTAAAAATAAATATAAATTACCAACACCATCAGTTGGATATGCATTTTCATTACTAATGTATTGTTCCATAGAAGTAATACCTGAAGCACCTGCTTCATCAGAATAAAGTCTTGCGATTATAAAACAAGTTTCATCTGGATTAAATTGTCGGCTTGAATCATATCCTCGATTATTATCATAACTCCACCTTTCACCATCCCAATATGCAACAACTAAGTCAGGAATATCATAATTATCCACCTCCATACTGATTCCTTCTGCCTGCGCTATTTGCCCAACATACATTATGTAAGCTTCAAGAGTGTCACTGGTTGCTTGTTCTACATTATCCTCATCACCCAAACCACTTGCAATAGTATTAGTTGCATCACCATTCTCATCCGTACTAAAAGGTTCATGTGCAACAACTCTGCTAAGTCCACCAGGATCTGTTATATAAAATCTATCTGCAGGTTCACCATTTGGTAAAGTTCCCTCAATAGATGCATTTCTCACTTTAAAATGAATCTCTCCTAAATTTTGACCAGGCTGAGCATCGGTGAAAATAGTATTTAATTGTATCTCTACAGGTCCTCCATTTTTTTCATCATCAAAAACTCCACCATACCGAACTCCATATATCATTCCTCTATTATTATGTTCCTCAGTTAAATTAAAATTAAATTCAAATGTTTCCCACTCATTTATAACAGAGTTTTGGAATCTACCCATACCTCCAAAATTTGAAAACTTTTTATTTGCAAATGTGTTAGCATCTGAATACCTATCAGAATTAAAAAATCCTTTTGCATCAAAATAGATATCTCTTCTCCCAATCACATCAGAATATGAATTTTGTTCAGTCCAAATATTATTCACTCCAGGAAATGGTGTTTCATGTGCTTGATTGGTTAAAATACCAACCTCTACTTGAGGTGCCATTTCTAATTCCTCATTCAATGGATTTTCTATAAATAATTGTTTTTCATTCGCATCTGTAAAATAATTAGATGGTGGAAGAACATGTGTAGTTTTCATTTTAAATCTTACTTTAAAAGAAGTGTAGGGATTAATAACATCATCATTAAACTTATCATAAATTTTTTGTACTTGATTTAGCACTCTGTATTGATTTTCTGTAAAGTATTCTACATCGGATGTTGAATAAGCGTCGTCTAATTTTGAATTTGTTGCATAGCCATATGGAAGTAATGTATTAAAAATATATTTTGTACTTGTATCACCATTTGTTATTAAATTTAAAATATGATTTGCATTCCAAATTTCATAATTTATAAAACATAAACATCTATCATATGAATACGCTTCATCAGTTTGTATCCAAGATGCTATTGTTGGATATTTAAGAGATAAATTCTCATTATATAGTACTGTTAACAAACTTCTTACAGAAGCAATAGAACCAGGTGTTGTATCTGGTATTGGTTGTTCACCAGTAAGGTGAGAATTAAAATCTTCTTGTGTTATTTTATCGTTTCCATTAGTTAAAAATAAAAAATGTTTTCGAAAATTACGGGTATTATCCATATCATCATAATATGAATCAATTTCACCTTGTATTGGTATATATTGAAAAAATCCACCATAACCCAAAAAACCTTGACTATCAGGAGTTCCTTGACCATTATTATGTTGTATAAAATTTGAATTAAATCTATCTTGAGAGGATGGGACATTGTATTGTCCCCTTAATCCCATATAATGCCATTTACCTTGTGGTTCTACAACTACATCTGATAACAAAAAATTGTTAGTAAATTTACAATTTCCATTGTTAACAAGATTTGGTTTGTTCAATCCTATGAATGGAAATGATAACACATCAGGAAAACTATCTTGAGATATATTGTCTTCATTAAAAAAAAACATTCCAAGAGATTCTCTTTTATCGTTATCAAAATTAATTAAAGAAGACAATGTGTTTTGAAAAGAATTTGTATTTAAATCCAATCCTGAAAAAGCGTCATAAGATGATGAAAGTGTTTGTTTTATTTCAACACCATCTACACCGAATCCACTTGATATTGATTCTGTGATAAATGACATAATTTATACCTTAAAACCACGAGCTTTTAATAAATCAGTTCGTGATATGATTTCTACTTTACATTGATTTCCATAACCTGAATTAGCTACAAGTGTATCTGGTTGGTCTGGATTTATACGATTCATCCAAAAATCAAAATTATATTGATATGCATCATAAATAGGGTTTAATCCAGATTCATTATCACCAAATACATTATATTTATCAGGCTCAATTATGTTAGGGTTATAAGTAGCACATATGAAATACCATTCATTAAAGTCCTCAGGAATGTGTGTAGCTCCAAGTGCTAATAATTCATCCCATTGTTGATTATCAGGATTAAAATTACCTGGTAATTCAGGTAAGTTCCAAGTATATTTAGTAAAAGCACTATTTCCAGCTTCTGAACTTCTTAACCAATTACCACCCCCATTAGTATCTTTTGCATTTACAACTAATCTTACAAAACGAGCAGAATCTGTATTTCCGAAAATAGGTTTATTAGAATCTTTTGATATATATCCATCAGGCCTATTATTATTAATAAGGGAATCACTAAATGAACCAAAAGTATAATTATTATCACCCGGTTCAGTACCACCCCAACCAGTTCTATCATCTTTATTTATAATAAATGTTTCTAATTTAAAACCAAATCCTTCCTCTGAAGTTCTGTTCCAATTAGGGTCATCTTGCCCTCTTGTTGGGTTTCCAAAATTAAATAAAGTTCCAGTAGATACTTTATCTAAAAACCTAACCCACATTGTAATGGTAAAGCCATCATCTAAATACGTTAGATTGTTTGGGTCTAATCCTTGAACAAATTCTTGATTTGTATTTCTTATAATAATACCTTGATTTAAATTTCTAAATTTTAAATATCCTGATGATTGATTTTGATATATAGGTCTATCATCTTGTGGTAAAATTTCATCTTCCAACATATCTGTTAAATAAGGAAGAATAGTGTTATAAATATCCTCAATGGTTCTTGTTGAATTTGTATCATTAGCTGTTGACTTTAATCTGTGAATAAATGCATCTTCTTCATCAATATTACCATCCGTGTTATCTTGAGCATATGAAATACTATTGTTTTGTTGATATTGAAGTGAACCAGTCCAATTATTATCAGCTCCTCTGTCAACTCTATTATCATTATCTAAATCAAACTCAGGTGGGTTTGGTGGAAGTAAAGCATTTAACTCTTGAAAAAATCTAATGATTCTTGATTGTCTTGTATCTCCTGATGGTAGTAATTCAAATATATTCGTGTCAAGAAATTCTTCTGCTTTGTCAATATCTACATTTGATTGTTTTTGACTTAAAGGAATAAATTGACTTACATTTAAAGGATTACCATCACCAATAATTAAATTTGTAATATTTATTGCACCATCTGGAAGCCCTCCACCTACAAGACTTATACTTATAGATTCATCTTGCCCTTGTGAAACAGCTACATTTAAACTATTAACATTAACAACTTGATTAATTATATTTTGTAATTGACTTATGGTTTCACCAGTGTCTAATGTGGTTGTTTGATTCAAGTCAGCTTCATTAGCTTTTAAATCTTTTTGAAAAAGTGCTAAAACACCTTCACCGGCACCTTGTTCAAGTTTACCATTACGAATAAATGTTTGATTGTTTTCTACAATTGTTTTGTTAACAAATGGACTCTCTATTAATCTTTGCGCTATAAAATCAAATAGTATTTCAAGATTTAAAGAAGTTAATCCACTTTGATACTCATCAGTTGTGAGTTCAGGCTCTTGATAACTTTCGTTTTCTTCAGTAGTATATGCCATAACCTATTTCCTTTTAACTACAAATTCAAAATCATCATCAAATATTTGTTCTTGACCATCGTCATATTTTAATTTTAATAAAATTTTATACACCCTATCAGGATAAAATCCATCTAAAAATTGGTTAAAGTAATTTGAGTCTGAATCACAACTTAGTTTAGTAAAACTAATTCCATTAATATCTTCAAATGGAACAATGAACTCATCCGTAGCAACATCTTTAATTGCATATGAACCACTACCCTCAGGTATATATGAACCAGTTACTTCTTGAACTGAAGTTGTGAAAGATTTTTGTATGTATCTTTTTCTAGCACCAATTCTAAATTTAACTCTTTCACCTACTTTATAACTCTCTTTCATTCCTTTTATGTATAAAAAGTTATCAACCTCACCACTTGTATCCAACTCAGTTAAACTACCAGTATTAGAACCTGTACAAGGTAAATGGTCATCCCATTTTACTTCTATTTTTGGTGAGTAAATTGTATGAGTATTTCTTGAAAAGAATTTTAATTTAGCAAAAGTTTGTGAATCAGTTTCAGCACTACCACTAAATTTTAAAATAAAACCATAGTTAGGAATAATATTATCAAACCATTTGTTCATAATGTTTGTTACATTCATATTCACATCAGGAGATTGTAAATCAAAATTTTGCGATGCAGTAAAAACATTATCCGATATCCAAATACCACCATTGTTAGTTTCACCACCGTGAAAAGCACTTTCTGTTATGTTAGAAAAAGTTTGTCCAGCACTACCAAAGGAAGCAAAATATTCTTGAAATTCTATACCATCATCATCTTCATCAGTTGCAAAATCAACAGACCAAGAAAGGGGTGGTAAACCTGGTTCATTAATTCTATTTTCCCAACTACATCCATTTGTAACTTTAGGGTTATCACCAAACTTACCCGTACCTTCTTTCCAAGCTTGGTATACAGGAAATGCATGTATTTCATAGGTTGATGATAAACTAGAATTACCCTCAGCTTCAAATAAATTTAAACTATATGATGCATTGTTTGGGATTGTTCCGGCAGTCCTTAAAGATTTTAAATCATTAAATTCATCACCTGCGAAATTAATTAACACTCTACTTGGATAATGAAAAGAATCATTAAAAAATTCTTTTTTAAGTTCAAGTATTTGGTCTCTTCCAAAATTTTGGTCTGTAAAAGTTTCACCAGTTACAGTAGATGAACCACTTGAAATCCATGTATCTTGTGTTGGGAATATAAAATGATGCATTTTTACTCCTTAATTAATACAAATTTTGAAGCAGAAAAATTATTAAACTTAACTCTTTCATCCGAACCAGCACTTCCACTACCTAAAATTTCAGAACCAAGTTGTGTAAATAATCCTTTAGTGTTTGCTCCTGCAGATGATGTTGGTAAAGATGTGAAGTCTACTTTGTCTCCACTAATGAGTAAGTCACCTGTCGCGCTAATTTTACCACCCACATGTGCATTTCCACTCGCAGTTATGTGTCCTTGACCACTTCCAGCTATATTTACTTCACCACTTAATTTTAAAGAACCAGTAATAACTGTGTTGTCTAATTGAGTTGTTCCATCAATATCCACATCACCATTTACATCTAAACTACCAAAATCACCAACTCCACTAGCACTTATGTTTCCAACTACTTCTAATGCTTCACCTGGACTTGTGCCAAGTATTCCGATACCAACTCTATCAGCAAATATATCACCACTTGCACTAATGTTTCCAACTACTTCTAAATGTTGGCCTGGACTTGTTGTTCCAATACCAACTTTATTATTAAAGAAACCAGCTCCAAATGAACCAGTTGATAATGCAGAACCACTAACTTGTGTTCTATTTATGTTGGCAATATGAGTTGTATTATCAAGAATTGATACGTCACCACCATCTACATTGATTGCTAAATCACCGGCCAAATCCATAGTTAAATTACCATCATCTGCAATTTGACCATCAGTTATAACGGTACCACCAATTTTGAAATCAGTTGAAGCAGTTATTGATGAACCACTTATGTTTCCTTGAACTTCTAAGTCATCTGTGATTAAAGCGTCATCACTTATGACTAATCCCTCACCAGTTATGATTCCACTTGCACTTATGTTTCCACTTGCGGTTATATTTCCGAGTGATGATAATCTTCCTCCTTGAACCATATCTGTAACAGTTATATCATCAGCAAATATATCACCACTCGCACTAATGTTTCCACTTGCGGTTATATTTCCAATTGTATTTGTTGCATTTGAAATAATTGTTCCACTTGAACTTATGTTTCCACTTGCGGTTATGTTTGTCGCAGTTATGTCACCACTTACTTGTAATTTTGAAGTTGGAGTAGCTGTTCCAATTCCAACATTATCAGTACTACCCAATACAAATATAGCGTTATCATCACCATTCGTTCTAACTTGAAAGTCAACATCACCACCATCACCAACAATCACATGTGCACTTTCTGATATTCTAAATAATTCACGAGTAGCTGATATGAATTTAAAAGTCCCATCATCAAAACTATTGGGAAGAGCAAACTCAATTCTTGAATCAGTGCTACCATCCATTCGTCCAGGACCTATTGAGTGAGCAGTGATTGAACCACTCATTCTCATTGAGCCAGTGAAACTATGTACTAAACCATGATAACTATTGTTGAAGGATGTATGACCAAAATTTTGAACACCATTTGTTAATCCTGCTATAAA